GTACTATAATCGGCGATAAGTTTATGCGTAAGCTTAGAGACGGTGATAAAGTTGCAAGACGTAAATGGGGTAAATTACTACAGAAACGTAAAGCAACTGGTGAGCCTTATATAATGTTTAAAGGTAACGTTAACAAGAACAACCCAAGCATGTATAAGGATAATGCTCTGAAAGTGTTTATGACAAACATATGTTCAGAGATAGTGTTACACACGGATGAAAACCATAGCTTCGTATGCTGCTTATCTAGTTTAAATCTAGCTAAGTATCATGAATGGAAAGATTCAAACTTAATATATGATAGCGTATGGTTTTTAGACGGTGTATTAGAAGAATTTATACAAAAAGCAAAAAATAGAAGAGGATTTGAAAATGCTGTAAGATCTGCTGAAAAAGGTAGAGCGTTAGGTTTGGGAGTTTTAGGTTGGCATACATATTTACAACAAAAAGGATTTCCCTTCGAAGGATTATTAGCACAATATGAAACAAGACGAATATTTAGCCAGATTAAAATTGAAAGCGAACGCGCGAGTATGGCGCTCGCTGAGACGTTTGGCGAACCCTTATGGTGCGTCGGCACTGGGTTTAGGAATACTCACCTTAGAGCTATTGCTCCTACTGTGTCGAATAGTAAGTTGGCTGGTAATATCAGTCCTGGTATCGAGCCGTGGGCTGCTAACGTCTTTACAGATCAATCTGCTAAAGGTACTTTCATCCGTAAGAATCCAACGCTAGTAGATGAGTTAGAAAAGAACAAGTTAAACACAGATAAAATATGGAATCAAATATTACGAGACGGAGGCTCTATACAAGGTATAAAAGCATTAGACAAAATTACTTGCGGAGAGCACGACATACCAATCAAAGACGTATACAAAACGTTTAAAGAGATTAATCAGTTAGAACTAGTTAATCAAGCTGGTATACGACAGCAGTATATAGATCAAGCTGTTAGTTTAAATTTAGCTTTTCCATCACAAGCAGATCCTAAATGGATTAATAAAGTACATTTAGAAGCATGGAAAAAAGGTATAAAGACTTTATATTATATGAGAACCGAGTCTGTATTAAGAGGTGATATTGCATCTCAAGCTATGGACCCTAATTGTTTAAGTTGCGATGGATAAAGGATTTGGCGATACAATTGAAAGATTTACAAAAGCTACAGGTATCAAATGGTTAGTAGTTACAATAACCGGTTGGTTAGGTATAAGCTGTGGCTGTGAATATAGAAGGAAGTTATTAAATAAATGGTTTCCTTATAAAAAAAACTAAATGGTTAAGATAGAAGATATATTAGATCCAATAAGTGTTAAAAACTTTTTTCAAAATTATTGGCAAAAGAAACACTTAGTTATAAGAAGAAATAAATTTAAAAATTTATTTGACTTTAATATGTTAGATAAATATCTAAATAGATACCCTTATGTAAAGAGTTTACAAATACTAGACTACGATGATAATGATACTAGATGGTGTTTAGATAAACATAAAAAGTTAAAACAACCTATGTTAAAAAAGAACGAGGTTTATGATCTATGGAGGAAAGGCAAATCATTTGTTATACCCTTTGCAGAGTATGAACATAAACCTTTAGTTGACATATGTTTTGAGTTAGAAAAGTATTTTGCAAATGGTCAAGCTAATATATATGCTTCACCAAAAGCAGGATCAAAAAGTTTTCCACCTCATAAAGATAGTACAGAGAATTTTTTATTTCATACTGAAGGCAGAGTTAAATGGACTTTATATAAAGACTTTGATAATAAAGAAGTATTAGATGAATTTTATTTAGAAGCAGGTGATTTACTTTATATACCAATAGGTATGTGGCATAAGGTAGATGCACCTGGTCCTAGAATACTTATTAGCATTCATTTTGCTAATAAAAAAGATCAATCATTAAAGAAGTTTAATATAAGCTCTCCAAAAGATTCTAAAAGAAGAAGATGGTATAACTGGTTACCAGAAATACCTAAACCAAAAAAGAAAGCACCACAAAGGCTTATGAATAAACCTAGGTGGTCAAAACCTTATTTTACTAAAAAAATATGAAAGCAGGAAAAATATGGGGTAAAACAGAAATGATACATAAAAATGGTGTCATGGAGTTTCACCGTATAGAATTTAATAAAGGATTTAAATGCTCTGAACATGAGCATAGATTTAAATGGAACGGATTTTTTGTTGAGTCCGGTAAAATGCTTGTCAGAGTTTGGCAAGAAGATCAAGGTCTTGTAGATGAGACAATACTTGAAGCAGGTGATTTTACTATGGTAAAACCTGGTAAGATACATCAGTTTGAAGGAGTTGAAGATGGTGTAGCTTTTGAATTATATTGGGCTGAGTTTAATCACGATGATATAATTAGAAGAACTGCAGGTACGAAGATATGAGAAACGTAGCTGTAGTAATACCAGCAAGACTTAATAGTACTAGAATCAAACACAAAATGTTAAAGAAGTTCGATGGTGAACCTCTGATACGTATTGTGTTTGATAAAGTACGTATGATGGGCTTTGATACATTTGTTGCTACTGATAGCAAACGTATTGCAAAGCATATACCAATTAAATGGTGTATACAAACAGGTAAAGCTGATAACGGTACGCATAGATTATCTAAACGTGCTGTATTAGATTTAGTAGGTGGTTATGATTACATATTGAATATACAAGGCGATATGATCGATATAAACCATGAAACTATAAAACCTATTAAAAAAAGATTATTAGGACCAGGTGAACCTGGTTTATGTTTAACAGCTTATACTAAAGGTGCTAAACCTGACGATGTAAAAGTTATACATCAATCAGGTAAAGCAATGTG